TAACAAAAATTGATAGATCTACTTACGCAGCTTTACCAAACAAATTAGCTACTGGACAACCATCACAATACTATGTTGAAAGATTGACTACACCTAAAATATTTTTATATCAGGCACCTGATTTAAACACTTATACTACTTTAAAATATTATGTTGTAAAAAGAATAGAAGATGCTGGTGCTTACACTAATCAAGCAGATGTAGCTTATAGATTTTTACCATGTATGTGTTCAGGATTAGCATATTACTTATCGATGAAAAAAAATCCTAATTTAGTTCAACAAAATAAATTAATATATGAGGATGAATTGAAAAGAGCCTTAGATGAAGATGGTCAAAGAACATCTACATTTATTACGCCACAATCTTTTTATCCTAGTGGGTTATAATTATGGCAAAATACGCTTCAGGAAAAAGATCATTAGCTATATCAGATAGATCAGGAATGGCATTTCCATATGAAGAAATGATTAAAGAATGGAATGGTTCTTTGGTACACATTACAGAATATGAATCAAAACAACCACAAATCAGAAGAAGATACGCTGTTAGTGATGCCATAGCTTTACAGAATCCAAGAAACATGAAGTTTCAACAACCTAAAACTGTAGCTGAAAATGACAAAACTTTAGCTGATTCAGGAGGTATTTTTGTTGGGGTAGCTAACTTAACTTTACCTGGTGATTTTGCTTTTCAAACTTTTACTACTGAAATAAATACTAATTTTTTAGATACAATCCAACAAAGTATGGAACCAAGAGATCCATCTTTACAAAATCGAAGAAGACAATTAACATGTCTTATTAACCCAGTTACAATAGAGATATCATAATGGCTATAACATACACAAATTTTTTAACACAAGTTCGAAATTACACTGAAGTTAGTAGCACTGTTTTATCAGATACTTTATTAGATCAATTCATTAAAAATACAGAGTTAGATATTGCTAGTAAAGTAGACTACGATGATTTAAGAAAATTTTCTAATTCTAACTTTACCGCTGCTAATAGAGCCGTTAGCCTCCCAGGTGATCTTAAATATCTAAGAGCAGTAAAAATTACTGACGGGGGGACAGAAGTATTCTTAGAAAAAAGAGATCAAACTTTTATAGCTGAATTTAATCCTACTGGGACTCAGGGGCAGCCAAAATATTATGCTACTTACAACGATAAAAATATCATTGTTGCACCTACACCAGCCTCAGCTTTAGCAGTTCAAATACAATATATTAAAAATGCACCACATTTTGATTCTACTACAAGCACAATGCTTTCAGATCAATATGAGAATCTTCTCCTTTACGGAGTGTTAGTAGAATGTTTTTCTTATCTAAAAGGTCCGCTAGATATGTACAACCTATATAAAACAAGGTATGATAAAGCATTAGAAGCTTTTGCGTTAGAGCAGATGGGCTCAAGACGTAGAGGTCAATATACAGATGGTGTACCGAGAGTAAAAATCGACTCACCATCACCATAAATTTATAGGAGAAAAAAATGGCAATAACAACAAACGCAATTACAAATAGTTTCAAGGAAGAGATTCTAGAAGCTGTTCATGATTTTACGCCAACTTCTGGTGATAAATTCAAACTAGCATTATATACTAACAGTGCAACAATCGGTAATGATACAACTGCTTACCCTGGCGACAGTACTGGTGGACAAGTATCAAACACTGGTCAATACGCTCAAGGCGGTGGACTTTTAGTTAATGCTCTTGTGTCTACTCAAGGGACAGTAGCATTCGTAGATTTTTCAGACTTATCTTTTACAGGTGTAACATTAACAGCAAGAGGTGCTTTAATTTATAACACTTCAAACAGTAACAAATCTGTTTGTGTATTGGACTTTGGCTCAGATAAAACAGCTACGTCAGGAACTTTTACGATTCAGTTTCCTAACCCAAACAACACACAAGCTATAATCAGAATCGCATAATTTAGGAACCCGGTGTTATGGCACAATTAACTTACACCGTTACCGTAGCATCGGGTAACCTATATGGCGGAGGCACAGGCAACGTCTTTTATTTAGATGGTGCTAGAAACTCGACAGGTCCAGGAACTATTTCTTGGGTCAATGGAGGAACTTTACGTTTTGAACAAAGCGCAGGTTCTAATGATAATCATCCTTTAATTTTTTCTACAACAACTAGTCGAGATCAAATTATTTCATCAGGGGTAACTTATTATCTTGATGGAGCTAGTGACCAAGCAAGCTACATTAATACGACATCTTTCAATGCTGCAACAACTCGATATGTTGAAGTAACACCTTCATCAGAAACAGATTTTTATTATTTATGTTACGTTCATGGAATTGGAATGGGTGGTATTATGGATATGACTCAAACCACTTGGGGTGCATTATCTTGGAATTCTGGTCAATGGAGTGATCAAGGAGATATAGATTTTGATATTACAGGTTTAGAATTAACATCATCTATAGGAAGCGTTGATTCTTTTGCAGACAGAGGTTGGGGCGGAAATACTTGGTCACATGGAAACTGGGGTGAGGTAAACGCAACAGATATTCAAGTTTCTGGTATTCAACTACAGTCTTCAATAAACGAAGTAGTTTCTTTTCCTGAATTTGGTTGGAGTGGTGGAGTATGGAACTCTTCAAAAGGTGGTTGGGGAGATTTAGCAAATGTTCAGGTAGATGCAGCTTCATTTCAACTACAAACTAATATTGGTGAAGAAACAATTGTTGAAGAAATTAACGCAGGTTGGGGTAGAAAAACTTGGAACAATGCTGAAGGTTGGGGTATAGCAGGATCTCTTCAAGCAACTGGTATAGAATTACAAACTACAACTCCTGGAGTGGAAGTTGATAATGAAATAAACGTTGGTTGGGGTAGATTAGAATGGGGTAATGGAGCATGGAATGTTGGATACTCTGTTGAATTAGGAAGTTTAAGTTTACAATCGACAATTGGTGAAGAACAAGGATTTACTAATTTTACGGCTGAACCTGTTGGTTTTGCTTTACAATCCACAGTAGGCGATGCACACGAAACAACGGCAGATGGTCAAGTTGCAGTGTTTACTAATTTATTACAAACATCACAAGGAACAGCAGTTGGTGCACAAGATAGAGATTTCACTTTATCAGGCATTGCTATGCAATCATCTGTAGGAACAGGCTCTGAAATTGGTGCTCTTACAATAGTACAGCCTAGTGGAATTCAATTACAATCAAATATTGGTGAAGAAACAGCTGAAGGTTTTGCAATAGTAAACCCTACAGGAATTGGAATGGCGTTTTCATCACCTTCTGCAGATGGAGTATCAATAGCTGAAGTTACAGGATCACAACTACAAACCTCTATTTCAGGACCTCAATCTATTACAGGAGATGGGACAGTCGATTTAACAGGCATACAGTTGACTGCAACACTTCAGTCAATTAATATTACACCATGGAATGAAGTAGATTTAGGAGTCAATAATACTTGGACTGAGGTTGATTTGGCTGCTTAACTTTAGTAATATAACAATATAAGGATTTAATAATTATGGCATCAACATATACATCACTCGGAGTTGAACTTCAGGTAACCGGCGAAAATGCAGGAACATGGGGTGATAAAACAAATACAAATTTAACATTAATCCAACAATTAGTTGGAGGATTTAATCAAACATCAATCGCAGGCGGAGCACAAACAACAGCTTTGACTGTAGTAGACGGTAACACAACAGGTACAGCTCAACAAAACATGATTGAGCTTACAGGCACAATTACTGGTAATCAAATTGTTACTATACCTTTAGACATTGAAAGAATGTACACAATTAGAAATTCTACGTCAGGTGCTTACACAGTAGAATTCAAATATGTATCGGGTTCAGGTAGTTCGATTACTTTTGCTGCAACTGACAAAGGAACAAAATTACTTTACGCAAAAGCTGATGATGGAACTAACCCTAATATTATTGATATTGGAATGGTTGATCTTACCGGTGTTCAAACTTTAACAAACAAAACTTTAACAGCTCCTAAAGTAGGGACTTCTATTTTAGATACTAACGGAAATGAATTAGTGCTTTTGACAGCTACAGGTTCAGCGGTAAATGAATTTACTTTAGCTAACGCAGCTTCAGGCGCTGGTCCAACTTTATCATCAACAGGCGAAACAAACGTTGATATAAATATTAATCCAAAAGGAACAGGTGTTCTAAAATCAGGATCTGCTGCAGTGAAAATTGCGGGTAAAGAAACTATTTGGGTTCCAGCTGCTGCTATGTATGCTGCAACAACCAATGGTGCTGATGGAGAACAAGTAGAAACTACGGCAACAAGACCAGATATGAAAGTATTTGATTTTGATGCTAGTACAAAACAATACACTCAATTTACAGTAGGAATGCCAAAATCATGGAACGAAGGAACAATAACTTATCAAGTTTACTGGACTCCTTCTACTACAAATACAGGAAATGCTATTTTTGGTTTACAAGGTGTTGCATGTGGCGATAGTGATACTATTGATGTAGTTTACGGAACTGCAATAAATATTACAGACGCTGGAATTGGAACAGTCAATGATCAACAAATTACAGCTGAAAGTAGTGCAGTGACTATTGCAGGAACACCTGCAGCAGGCGAGCAATCTTACTTTCAATTATTTAGAGATGCAGCAGATGGTAGTGATACTTTTACAGGAGAATGTAGAGTTCTAGGAATTAAATTATTCTTTACTACTGATGCAGCTAACGACGCATAATAGGAGAATAAATGGCAACGCAATTTGGATATAAAACCCTAGGTTTTGGAGCCGGCGATTCAGGTCCAGCCCCATTAGATGTAGATTTTTTAATTGTAGCTGGAGGTGGATCCGGATCAAGTAATTATCATGCAGGTGGAGCAGGAGGCGGCGGATATAGAACGTCTTTCCCTGGCGGAACTAAAATTACTATTCAAGGCGGAGCTAACACTGTAACCGTAGGACAAGGAGGTTCTGGAAATAATGGACCTTACGCTCCAGGAAACAACGGTGGCGATTCATCTGTTGTAACTGCTAACGGAACTTTTACATCTGCAGGAGGTGGCGCTGGAAGACACACAGGAGCCCCAGCTGAGATAGGACAAGGTGGATCCGGAGGCGGAGGATTTTATCAAGGAGCAGGAGAAGGTAATGTTCCACCAACATCACCACCACAAGGTAACGATGGCGGAGCACCTGCGCATCCACAAGGATCTCCAACACCAGCCTTTCCTAACGGAGGCGGTGGCGGCGGAGCAGGCGGCGCGGCACCAACAGGCAATACAGGTGGTGGGCCTGGTGCAACCAATAATATTTCAGGAAGTGGAGTAACTTATGCTGGAGGCGGCGGTGGCGGCGGTCAAGGTGGATCACGATCAGGTGGATCTGGCGGCGGCGGAACTGGCTCAGGTAGTCCAAATTCCCCAGGTGGCGGTGGAACTGACGGTCTCGGTGGCGGCGGCGGTGGCGGTATGCACACCAATGGAGCCGGCGGTGGCGGAGGTCATGGTAGAGTTATTATTAGAACACCAGCCAATGCAGCTCTTACTATTGCACCTGGAACTAATGCAATAACAACAGATCCTGGTTTTAAATTAGCTACTTTTAACGTATCAGGTACATTGACGTACGATGGAGGTGGTTAATGGCTAAACAAGCTGCCCTTCTTGACGCTGCAAACATTGTAAGAAACATAATTGTCGTTGCTGATGATGTTATTCCTAATGTAAAAATTTATTGTGAAAAAAGATTTAAAGGAACGTGGGAAGAATCTTTTACAGACGGTACTAGAAAACAACCTGCCTCAATAGGTGGTTCATATGATCCTGTAAAAGATGTATTTATTAATCAACAACCTTATGCTTCTTGGACTTTAGATGAGAATAATGATTGGCAACCACCAGTTGCTATGCCTGAAGCTAGTGAAACACGTAAAAGAAGAGAATGGAATGAAGCTGATCAAAGATGGGAAGCTTTTGATCCAAACACTGATATTCAATATTTTTGGGAACCTTCTACTTCAAGTTGGACTCAGGTCTAATATTAGCAGGAACACCTAAGTGTTTTCTACCATCAAATAAATGACTTTTATCTTTTGCATCATTATAGTGTAGAAATACTTGACTACAAAAGTTACCTGTAAATTTTTCTCTCCAATGTTGTAAAACACAACCTCTGTAAATTAACATATCTCCAGGTTTTAAATTTATTTTTTTACCCTCTATAAAAATAGGCCATGGATCTCCGCCTAAATTAAGAGTTGTAGAAAAATCACAAGATTTTCTATCTATGTGTTTATGTAAAATACTATCCTTCTCATAAACTCTTGCATAAGCATAAGTTGGTATTAAGGGCATTTTCAAATGTTTTTCACATACTGGTTTAGCCATAACTAAAAGAGTTTCCATCGCAATATCTCCATAAGTTGCAAAAGCATTAGGACATTGTGTGTCAGGATATTCCCCAAGATAATCGTTAGGTAGAAGCTGTTCCTCTCTAAGTGTTAAAAAAACCTCTCTTTTAAGTCTTAAATAATTAGAGCAAAACTCTGCCATGATAGGCTCAAGAACTTTTCTTACAATTTTATACTTAAAATTTTTCATTGGAAAGCAGGTCCTCTAAACCACATGACTAAAGAATATCTAACGCCTTGTGTAACAGGTGTAACTTTATGAAAAGTATAACTAGGAAAAACTACTATGGTGCCTTTCTTTTTAAACAACTCGTTAGTTAATATTTTATTTTTATTCCTCCCAGTAGTTGTACTAAGTAAAAGCTCTCCACCTTTATATTCTTTTTCATCTGTTAGTTGAATAGTCACAGATAATTTCCTTTGTGAATTTTGAGGCTGAGTTTTTTGATTTTTGTCAAAGCTTAAATCTTGATGCCAATCATAATGTTGATTTTTATCATAAATTGTAAATTGTGCTTCTTCAGGATGATTAAAAGCGAAATTCCAATCTGCATTAATATTAGCTGTATTAACAAAGGATCCTACAAGGTAACGTAACCATAAATCATTTAACCAAACAACATCCGAGTCTCTCACTCTATTTAAATTTTTGTCAGCTTTGTCTTTAATCTTATCAACCAAAGCTTTATTTTTTTCTTTAGACAAACCTATTTTAATTATTTCATCACATACACCTGGAGGTATTGCGTTTACAAAATACCAGTAATTGAAATTACTTATCATTTTTCATCCTTATTTGTGTTGCAGATATAGATTCTATCTTCTCAGGTAAAGATATTTTTTCTATCGAATATCCAACATCACGACCATAACATATCTTAGTAATGTTAGGAACCCTTAAAATTTTAAACTTGCCTTTATAATCTTTTAGTTTTCTAATAATTTTTCTTCTTACAGTTTTAAAAGGATATGGGTTACTATCACCATCACAATCCCTAACCATAATAACAACTTGCCCTGTTTTCTCTAATATCTTTTTGAAAAGCTCGAAATGACCTTCGTGAAAAGGTTGAAACCTTCCTAACATTTGTGCAGTGGATTTTTTATAATTTATCACGTATCTCCTTTATTACATTCTGATAATTGAAGTTTGTAATTTCAAAATGACAATGTGATGGTTTTTCAAACATTTTGTTTGTGTCATCAAACCTTCCTTTCTTAATTGTGTTCATCCAAACTCTTACATCATACTCAAGTCTGTCCTCATCAAACGGACAAATAAAATCTATAATGGCATGACCATCTACGAGAGAAGATAAGCATCCCATTCTTGATGCTTGTCTTGCCCTGCCAGCTGCAGAAAAGTCCCAATCATTAAACATCTTTCTAACTTCATCTGCGTTGAAGTATGCGTGACCTGCAGATAGTTGTCTTGCAAAAGTAGTCTTACCGGATCCTGGTAAACCAAAAACTAAAATTCTCATGAGATATTAATTTGTACGTCTGAATATTTTTTAATTATTTTTTTACTTAATATATTTTTTACTTTCGTCTTACTCAAAGATATTCTACCAGTTCTAATTTTATGTAAATTAGTTCCAACAACAGAATCATCATATTTAACACCATTTATATTTACCTGTTTTAAATTAGTAAATTGATGTTTGTATTTAGGTATATTTAAAAAGGTGTATACTTTATTTAATGTTGATTCTGTATCAGTAACAAGATCATTAAAATTAATTATCAATCCATTTTTTTTATTACAAGGCACCATCAAATTTGCCATGCAGCTTAATTGTTTCATTATTAAACCATCAGGTTCCATCAATCGATCACATATTTCATCATCGGTTGCTGTTCGACCTTCTAGAAAGTTAACAGGATTCTTTTTGGACCATGCTACAAAAGAAGCAAGGACTTCTAAAACAGGTCGGAAAAGAAATATGATTTTTAAATCTTTATCTACATAATTAATTAAATACTCAAAATTTGAAGGCATTCCAGCTAATCCTCTTTCAATAATATATTTTTGTTTCCAGTCCTTATAAAAGCTCGGATAAATATTTTTCAAAAGATTACGAAGTGATTCATTATTTGGAGCATTCATATATTCTAAAGTTGTCTCAACTTTACTTATGGCTTCAGTTATATTTGTAGTAAATGCATTTGGTGTACAGGCTATTTTTGGATTTTGATTTAATAAAGAAGTAAGTAGAGTATTACCGGCTCTAGGTAAACCACATAAAAAATAAAACTTTTTATTTTCCATTTATAATCATATTTCTTATTTTTTCAGTTAAATGAGCCTTATCGTTAAAAAGTTTATCATTCATATCCATCATAAATCTTAATTGATCTTCAAGTTTGGTTATTACTTGTTTGTAAGCGGCATTAATTAGAACTTCATTCTTTTTAACTTGTTTTTCCATTTCTAGCTTTTCAGCTAAATCTTTTATAATCTGATCTTTATCCATATTGATTTTCTCCTTACAAAAGCATATATCATAAGAATTATATTAAGGCTATGAAAAAACATAATTTCGATAAAAGTACACACATTCAAGGATATTATATATCGCCTAAAATATGTGATGATATCATTAATTTTTTTAAAAAAGCAAAACACAGACAGGGCACTGGACGAACAGGGTACGGCGTTAACAAAGACGCAAAAGACAGCATTGATATTATTTTAAATTATCATGATACCGTATTAGATTCATACACAAAACAATTACAGAAATGTGTTGTGGATTATGAAAAATGTTATCAAGGTTTACACAGCGTAGGAAGATACTCTCCAGATTGTGAAGGTGTAAATATTCAATATTATAAACCAGGAGGAGGTTTTAAAAATTGGCATTTTGAAAGACAATCTATGTTAAGGGACAGACTCTTAGTTTTCATGACTTATCTTAATGATGTTCCTAATGGTGGCACAGAATTTTTTCACCAAAAAATTACTTCTCCTGCTAAAAAAGGTTTAACCTTAATATGGCCAGCTGAATTTACACATCTACATAAAGGTCAAATTGCTAAACACGATAAATATGTAATAACTGGTTGGTATAATTATATAAAAGAATGAAAATAGTAAACAATTTATGAGTTGGAAATATGATTATTGGATCGTAAAGAACTATTACAATAGAGAAGAAAGAATACAGATTGCAAACTATATCGAAAGAAATAATGACGGTATGGAAGAGATTGAAAAGACTGCTGTTGATGCCAATAACAAATCAAAGAAGAATACAAATACTTTTACAATTCAATGGCAAAAAATAAAAAATTATATGGGTAATCTTGAATCTTCTATACACGTTCTCAACGAACAAAACTTTGGTTATCACTTATACCCTTTCAACGATCTATCAAAAGCTTTGCTTAACGTATACGATAGTAAGAAGAAAGG